ATAAAAGCTGGTAGTGGTGAAAAAATGAGAAAAAAAGGTGCAAAAGGTGCACCTACTGAAGCTGCAATTAAAAAGAGTCAAGCATAATGCCAGGAACAGCTTTAAGAGGATTTGGTAGAGCATACATGGCAAATGGAGGAAGAACTCCAGCTTGGCAAAGAAAAGAAGGTAAATCTGAATCTGGTGGATTAAACAAAGCTGGAAGAGCAAGTTATAAAAGACAGACAGGTGGAACTTTAAAAGCGCCTACAAAATCTAAAACAAGTGGAAGACGTAAGTCTTTTTGTGCAAGAATGGGTGGTATGAAAAAAAGATTAACATCAGCAAAAACCGCAAGAGATCCTAATTCAAGAATTAATAAAGCATTAAGAAAGTGGGACTGTTAAGTGAGTTTAGAAAGTGTAGTCTATAGACTACAAAGAAATTTGGATAAAAGAATACAGCAACTGGCAATCTCTGTAACGTCTGGTGGGGTTGACAATATGGAAACATACAAGTATATAATAGGACAAATAAATGCCCTAGAGGCAACTAAACAGGAAATCTCTAACCTGCTTAATGATAAGGAGCAAAATGAAGGAACAGTCGTCGACATCAACACCAAAAATTCATCTACCAAATAAAGAATTAGTTGGTCTACAAAGATCAGAAGAACAAAAAGAAGTTACAAAAGAAAAAACAAAATTACCCAAACCCACTGGTTGGAGAATCATAGTTTTACCATTTAAAATGGATGAAAAAACTAAAGGTGGAATCATTATGAATGAATCTACTTTAGAAAAACAACAAGTAGCATCACAATGTGGAAACGTACTAGCTATGGGCCCACAATGTTATATGGATAAAGAGAGATATCCTAATGGACCATGGTGCAAGGTTGGTGATTGGGTGATCTTTGCTCGTTATGCAGGATCACGTATACAAATTGAAGGTGGGGAAGTTCGTCTTTTAAATGAAGATGAAGTTTTAGCAACGGTTCAGGATCCAACAGATATCCTGCACAAATACTAACATAGGAAGGAACTATGCCAGAGGAAAATAAGATAAAAAAAGAAGATCCAAAAGTAGATTTAGATACTTCAGGACCTGAAGTAGATGTATCTTTACCAGAGGAAAAAAAGGAAGAAGTAATAGAAACCAAGGAAGAAGAAACAGTAAAAGAAGTAGAAAAAGAAGAAGTTAAACAAGAAACAAAGAAAGAAGATGATTCTAAACTAGAGGAATACAGTAAAGGTGTACAATCTCGTATTGCTAAACTTACTCGTAAAATGAGAGAAGCAGAACGTAGAGAACAAGCTGCTACTGAATATGCTCAAGCTTTAGAAGTACAAAGAAAAACAGATCAGTCTCGATTTAAAAAAATGGATACTGATTATTGGTCTAAATTTGAGAAAAATGTAAAAACAGGAATGGAGTCTGCTCAAAAAGAGTTAGCAAGCGCCATTGAATCTGGAAATGCAGAAGCTCAGGTTGAAGCTAATAAAAGAATTGCGACATTAGCATTTGAGAATGCTAAATTGGAGCAAAGAAAGTCGGAACCTGTTGAGGAGGAAAAACCTACTCAACAACTTTCAGACGGTGGAAAATTACCACAGCAAACACCTCAAAACCTCCCTGATCCTGATCCTAAAGCGGAAGAATGGGCTAGTAAAAACACATGGTTTGGTAAAGATAGAGCCATGACGTTTACTGCCTTTGAAATCCATAAGGATTTGGTAAATGAAGGATTTGATCCTAAGTCGGATGATTATTATTCTGAAGTAAATAAAAGAATAAAAGTTGACTTTCCGCACAAATTTGCTAAAGATGGTGAAGAGCATACGTCCAAGCCCGTACAGTCGGTCGCTTCAGCTCAGAGAAGCGTAAAACCAGGACGCAAAACTGTGAGACTCACTTCCTCTCAGGTAGCGATAGCTAAAAAATTAGGAGTGCCACTCGAAGAATACGCAAAACAAATAAAACTCACGGAAGGAGCGTAAAATGAAAAAAGAAGACAAAAAAACTTCACGTGCGAGTCAAACACGGTCAAATACTGAAAGACCAAAAGTGTGGACTCCTCCATCATCTCTAGATGCACCTCTTGCACCTGATGGATTCAGGCACAGATGGATACGGGCAGAGAGTTTAGGATTTCAAGATTCTAAAAATATCTCTGGAAGATTAAGATCCGGTTATGAATTGGTGAGAGCCGATGAATATAAAGATGCTGATTATCCTGTAGTCACTGAAGGAAAATATAAAGGGGTTATTGGGGTTGGTGGCCTATTGCTCGCTAGGGTACCCGAAGAGATCGCGAAGTCTCGAGCTGATTATTTTGCTAAACAAGCAGCTGGTCAGGAAGAAGCGGTTGAAAACGATTTAATGAGGGAAGAGCATAAGAGTATGCCAATCAATGTTGATAGGCAGACTCGTGTAACCTTCGGTGGTACAAAGAAAAGTTAATTTTTTAACTATTCCTAACTCATCGATTTAAATTAACCCGTTTACATTTTATGTAAACAATTAGGAGTAATAACATGGCTAATAGAAACTCAGCCGGATTTGGGCTTAGACCAGCAGGTACGTTAGGTAATACACCAGCTACTCAAGGTTTATCTCAATACTGGATTGATGCCGGTGCTACTGTTGATCTTTTTAACGGAATGGCGATGAAATCGTCAGGCGGTTATATGATCACTGGTGAAAGTGCAACTACTGTTACGACAATAGGTGTACTGCAAGGTATCTACTATACAGCAGCTTCTACTAATAAGCCTACATGGGCACATTGGTACGACGCAACAATTACTCCAGCGAACAGTGAAGACACTCAAGCGTTCGTTAATGATTATCCTTTCCAGAAGTATCACATAGCTTCAGATGCAGCAGTAGCTAGTTCAGTTCCTGCAGCTCACGTGAAGTTTATGGAAACTTTCTCAGTGTATGCAAATACAGGCGGAAGTACTTCAACAGGTAAATCAACAACAACTCTTGACATCGGAGCAACTAATGCAACAACACACTCTTGGAGACTATTAAGAAGTGCTGAGGAAGTTGAAAACAGCGACCTTACAGCAGCTTATTGTACTTTAGAAGTTGTTCAGAACTTGTCCGAGTTTGTCGGAACTGGAACATAGGAGCATAAAATCATGGCTATATCACGAGCACAGCTAGTGAAAGAACTAGAACCAGGTTTAAATGCACTATTTGGCCTGGAGTACAAAAGGTATGAAAATCAGCATGCTGAAATTTATACAACAGAATCATCAGACAGAGCTTTTGAAGAAGAAGTAATGTTAAGTGGTTTTGCAAACGCAAACGTTAAAGTGGAAGGATCAGGCGTATCATACGATGAAGCGCAAGAAACTTACACTGCACGTTACACACACGACACTATTGCTTTAGCGTTCTCAATAACTGAAGAAGCTATTGAAGACAATTTGTATGACAGACTTGCGTCTAGATATACAAAAGCTTTGGCAAGATCTATGTCTAATGCGAAACAAGTAAAAGCAGTAACACCTTTGATTCAAGGTCTTCCTTCAACGGATAATTTTGATTCAGGAGATGGTGTTTCTCTGTTTTCAACTAACCACGCAACGGTTAGCGGAACAGCAGTTAAAAATACTTTAACTACGCAAGCAGACTTAAACGAAACATCATTAGAGCAAGCATTGATTGACATTGCTGGCATGACTGATGAACGTGGATTAAGAGTCGCAGCAAGAGGAGTGAAAATGGTCATTCCTTCAGCTAATCAGTTCAACGCTGAGAGATTGATGAAATCTCAAGGTAGAACTGGAACAGCAGATAATGATATCAACGCTGTAGCGTCAATGGGAATGATTCCTCAAGGATACAGAGTGAACAATTTCTTAACTGACACTGATTCGTTTTACATTATCACTGATGTCCCTAACGGTATGAAAATGTTCCAAAGAGCAGCTTTAAAAACTGCTATGGAAGGTGATTTCGATACTGGCAACGTTAGATACAAAGCTAGAGAAAGATACTCATTTGGAGTATCAGACTTTAGAGGTATCTTCGGTGTTGAGGGTGCGTAATCCAAACTAATTAATGAGGCCGCCTTAAAACGGCCTCATTTTCAAAATAAGGTAAGAAATGCTTAAAAAATTCCTAGTAAAAATATGGGCTTACGATCACTGTGCTTCTTTCGAAGTAAAAGCAGAAGATAATGCTGAGTCTATTGAAAAATCTATCCTTGACAAAATTGGAGAAAAGAGTATAAAATGGGAATCAACGGGAATGTATAAGACCATTCCTAATAGAATAACCTATGAGGAGGTTGTTAATGGTACAGGAGCTGTACAAACAAAAGCGGTCCTTGGAGTTGAAGTGGCAGTTGGAGTATGAGCAAAATGGTAAATATACTCTTAATATGGTCGAAATTGATAATGCTATTAAAGGTGTTATCACTGAGATTAAAGCCGAGGAACGTAAGATTGCAGATAGAGAAAATGCAATTCATAATGCTGCCCCCCAAGTTTCTGTGGCTACTTAGATAAACGCCACATCGCTGAAATCGTATATTTCTGTAAGGACCTCTTGCACTCAATCAAAAAATAACATATAAATTCATCACTATACAATTAATTAAGAACATAGACGCGTATAGTCGACGGCCTAGAGACTATGTTCGGAAACTAGGAGGATTTAATTATGGCAACAACAACGTTTAATGGAACGGTACGTTCCGATGGCGATATAAAAGCAACAACTAAGAACACTACTACAGGAGCATTTGTAGACTATGCTGTTATAAAAGCAGCGGGTGGTATGGAAATAGAAAAAGTTGCAAGCACTGGAAACAACATTGTAGCAGCAGGTACTTCAACAGGTACTAACAATGCAAGTTTAGGTACAGCAGCAACTATTTTCAAAGTTACACCTAATGCGCATGGATCAGGAATTGCTGATGATGCAATTAACACTTTTGTTAATAAAGTTGGTGGTCTTATCTACACTACTATTCTAGTCGACCTACACGGTGGATTAGCTTCTGGTGGTGCTGCAAATGATATTATTGGTACTGATGGTGGAGCAGCTAATGCTTACATCGCAGAACTAACAACTGGAGTTAATGGTATTCCATTTGAAATAGAATTTGCATGTTTAGAAGTACCAACAGGTGGAGATCCAGATATTAATTTAGTATGTTCAGCTACAGGAACTGATGCAGAAAATGCAGCGGTATCTAGTGGAACAGTATTACTTAATAATGGTGACTTAACTTTAGGTATGTATGTTTCTGCTGATGGTGGAGCAACACTTGCGGCATTAAGTAAAAAATATCTTTACTTGACTACTGGAGATGCTACTGAAGCAGCTTACACAGCAGGTAAATTAGTTATTAAAATCACTGGCGCAGCTTTTGATTACAATAACGGCTAATAAATAAAATATGATGGGGCTTCGGCCCCATCTAGTAATCTTGATTAAGGAGGGATTATGGCAGACACAGTAACAGGACCAACTATCTTGCAAGAAAATGATGCAAGAGTGGTTATTAAAATAGTAAATCAATCAGACGGATCAGGTGCAACAACTGTATTTGGTGACGTTTCGGCAATGGCAAAGAACAATGAAGGTTCTTCTTGTGCGCACTTAGTGCTACAAAGAATATGGTTTTCATGTCAAGGTGGTGATGGTGGAGATTCATATGCACGTTTAGATGAAGAAGACGATGATGGTGATATTCCAATTATCGGTTTAACAGGAACAGGCTACTGGGACTTTAGAGAATTTGGCGGAATTAAAACTGACAAATCATCAAATACCAATGAAAGTGATGTTAACTTAGTTGTTCCAAGCACAGCTGATGCCGCGAACATGTATACAATTGTAGCAGAGTTTAAAAAGTTATATTCAGATTAGGAGGTAGAGCATGGCTAATACTACTTCTGGAACAGTAACGTTCGACAAGACATTTGCTGTTGATGAAATTATACAAGAAGCTTATGAGCGGATTGGTATTTCAGCAGTAAGTGGTTATCAATTAAAAACAGCAAGAAGATCTCTTAACGTTCTTTTTCAAGAATGGGGTAATAGAGGTTTACACTATTGGGAAGTAGCAAGTGGTAATATTGATTTAATTGAAGGACAAGCTGAATATACTTTCTATAGAGCAAGTGGGGATGGAACAAGTTCTGTAACAAATCCTTCTGGTATTTATGGTGTTGCTGATATTCTTGAAGCAACATTAAGAAGTAATAGAACACAAACAACTCAATCAGATTCTTCTCTTACAAAAATAACTAGATCAGCTTATTCTGCTTTATCAAGTAAACTATCTAAAGGAACTCCTTCACAATATTTTGTTCAGAGATTCGTGGACAAAACAACTTTAACTGTTTACCCAACATCAGATTCAACAAATGCATCTAAAGATTTACATTTTTATTATGTAAAAAGAATTCAAGATGCTGATGCAACTTATACAGATGCAACAGATGTTCCATATAGATTTGTACCTTG